AACTCATTGTCTACATGCATACCACCCATACATGGATAGCGTTCTATTATACATAAACCGTTATTTTAAGCCAACATTAAATTACCTATACCAAAAACACTTACATATCTTGTATAATTTTGTTTCTATTATACTACAAACGCTGATTATTATTCAACACTAATATCTCATAATTAGTTAAATCATTTTCTTGAAAAATTTTATTCATAATTCTTCATACCCCTGTTTGAATTTGCAATTATTTCTATTTTAAAAATAAAAAAGCATGCCATTTTTCTGACCTGCTTTATTATTAAATCCCATTTTATGTGCCAACATTTCTAAATAAGATGGAAATTGTTAAATAATATTGTTTTTTTGTTTACATTAGTTCAAGTTAATATAATATGTGTTATGTAAATACTTCAAAAAAAGATATATATCGACTATTATACTGGATAATTTTTTCTAAATCTATCTACATCAACTTACTCAAGCTATTTTTCTAAATAATGAAGAAAGCAAGTCATTTTGACCTACTTTTTACTTAAATCATCTTTATTTATGTTTATGAATTTAGGATGTAACCCTTATATAAGCATATCTATGTATAAATTTTGTTTTGTTTAATTAATTCTTTTATATTTTTTATTTAAAAGAAAAAAAGAGTACCTATGAAGGCACTCTAACATATTATATTATCATTTTACCTCGTCATTAAATCATTAGGCTTCTTATCACTAAATAATTCTTGCGGAGTTATTCTTTTTCGTTTGCCAAATATGGTTTTAAGCAAATACAATACCGAGATATTTATAGTTTCATCATTTAATCGTATAGCATTTCTGTCAAACAAATCATTTCTTTTAGTATTACTTCGGCTTCCGATTTTCATAAAACCACCCCCTTTCTTATTATTATAACACACTATTATAATATTTATAATAGTTTGCAAAATGTTCGCAATTTTTTCTCAAATCCTCATATAAGTTATCTATAGTCCTTTTCTGATCTTCAGTTAAATCCTTTAAATCTACTTCTCTCTTAAAACAATTGATAGAGATTATAAAATAGACTAGTTCGCTTTCTCTTATATTAAAGAATTTGATTTTTTGAGTAAATGGTATACAAATTCTATATGACAATTGTGATTTTGACCAGTTCTCCATATTTTCACCCAAACCATCAAACTTATCCTCAAAACTTAAGTTCATAAAATCAGTGGAATTACTCCTTCTACTTTTATAGGCTCTGCCTGTTTGAGTTCTTCCAATTTTCGTTATCACACCATCCCATCCTGCTGGTGTAGTCGGTATGTTTCCACTATGACAAATTCTACGAAGCTTTTTATTGAGAAAAATTCCTTTAGGATAATATATCGAGATAAAGAAATCATCTCCAAAAATTTGCTTATTTTTCAGTATATCTCTTAGTATATTTAACTCTTTTTGTATATCTTCTTTAACAACATAATCTGCAAATTCAGTTGTCTCTTTGAATTTAGAAAGTTTAAATGATTGATAAATAAAACCTATTAAAGTTGAACTTGCATAAGCTAATGAGAATATTAGTATCAACTGCTTCTTATTAAAACCAGTATGATCTACAAGTAACTTAGCTACATCATCATTCTGCACTAAAACAGTTAAGACATAAGTTATCACCATCAAAAGAACAGAAAGACCAGTAGTTAAAAAATTTTTTGCACTGTATACTTGTACAACTAAACAAATAAGAATTACAACAATACAAGTTATAGTAAGATACATTATGCAACACTCCCTCAAATTTCATCAATTAAAGATTTTAAATAAAACTTTTTTATTGATTTTTCAAGAGTGTCTTTAGCTATGTAATTTTTATTTAATATCAATACAAACACACCCTCATCAATTATATAATAACGTTGAATCATATCCTATTATATACTATATAATACTAATTTTCCACTTTTTTTGATTAAGGACGTGTTATAGTGACAAATCTCTTTCATGATTTAAATATCTATTGCAACATAGTATTATCCAACTCTTTATCTATTTCTGTTCACATATTGAATAGCTACCAATGGAAGATTCTTAAGAGTATCTACCACACCTTGACCATCCGAAACATTAGGAAAATCTAAATTTTCTATATTAAAATTCTGCGTAATAAGTTGCTGTTGATTTTTTTTACTGAAGCCACTTAAATCAGGTAAATTAAGCTTAGGCAATTGAATATTAGATATTAAGCTAGTTAAACTAGGAATCATACCTTTTAATTGAGGTAATTGACTAAATACTAAATCATTAAATCCTGCTGTTTGATCTGCACTTAATACTCTCTCCTTTTTATGTAGCATTGCTATCTTCCCATCACTACTACCCCAATCTCCTGTCTCTCCACCTGTTGCGAATTTCTCTACTTTGGTATATCCATCGGCATAATGATAGGTTGTGGTATTCCCACTTACAGTTATACTTGTTGACAATCCATGCCCACTTGAAGTATTTGTACCTGTAGAAGCAATTATTCCACTCGGTAATGAACTTGCTGGTTTTACGGGTGTCCCACTAACATTAACGCTTCCAGTTGTGACTGGTATTACAGGATTAACCACTGCTGCTTGTTGTTGTGCCAATGCTTGTGCGTATGCTTGCGCTAGTGCGTCCTGAATTGCTTTAATTCTAGATTGTGCGTCTGCCTGTGCTTTTGTTGCGGTTTCCATTCTATCGGCACCAGTAACTACACTAGCTTTACTTCCTACTTGACCTCCATACAATGTTCCAGCATACCCTAATAAAATATCTCCACTAGCAACACTACTAACCTTACTACTATCAATTTGTTTTATTTGATACCCTAAACTTCCATAAGCATTGCTTGCAGTTTGTGCATCGGCTGAGTTCATATCTGTTACCCATACAGTATGCGATTGCTGTGCTGTTGTAACTGCTGTATTATTTAAGGCACCTGTATTGGTCTGTGCATTTGCTATTTTACTCGTCAATGATGTTAATACACTATCAATAGAACTTAATGCACTTTTTGTAGTAGAAACTATCGTTCCATATTTACCATTATATATAGTTTGTAAATCATTTAAAGACTTAGTTACTATTCCAGTAATTGTAGTTCCACCTGTAGAGAAAGCATTTTCTTGATTATTTATTGCGTCATCTAAATTACTTTTTATAGTATTATAAGCCTCATTACGAATATCTATTTCTGCCTGTAAAGATTTTTTCTGATCTTGAATAGATTCTTCTTGATGTTTTTGGGCTGTTTGAGTCTCCCAATCTTTATTAGACACAACTTGGTCTCTCATAGTTTTTTCTAAGTCATTTACTGTCTGCTGATTAGCCACATAATCGAACTGCCAATTACCATCTTTATCTTTAGTTAACTGTTTGACATTTTCCTCATCCTGTGCTTTTTGAAGGTTTGCTTGCGCCTCTGCTAATGAAAGCAAGTTCTTTTGTCTTGTTTCTTCTTCTTGAAGCATCTCATTTTTACGCTGCATAGCAGTTAACTGGTCATCTAATGCATTTATTTGTGCCTTAATATTATTCTCAAATGCTGTTTTAGTTTTACTATTATACATTTGCTTCTCGATTAATTGCATTGCTTGATTTTCAATTAATTGAATCTGCTGTTTATTAACCTCAATCAATTTAGTATTAGCATCATTTAATTTATCTTTGTAAGTATCAACTTCATCATTTATATAATCCCATAATACTGAACCCTCTTGAAGACTAGATTGTTGAGTTTTCAAATCTTGAATTATAGATGTATACTTATCTTTTTCTCCAGATAAAGCAGTTATTAATTGCTGAGATAAATCAATTTTCTTTTGATAATCAGTTGAACTCTTTGCATTAAATATACTAATCTGTTGTTCTATATTTTTGATATTAGTATCAGATTTTTTCAAATCACTATCATCTATCTTTAATTGCAAATCTAACTTATCTTTTTTTATATTATCCAACTCTGATTTAGTGGTTAATAAATCCTTATTAGTAGATTGGATACTATCATCAAATTTAAATAATGCCTGAACAGATTGTTCATACATTTTCTTCGATTCATTATAAGCCTTCTGTTGTTCACTAGCTCCTTTCCCACTAAATGTCGTTGTAGAAAATATTCTAGCTTCAATATCATTAAAATCAGATCTTGTCATAGAGTCTAAATCCATTCCACCATAAGATAATGCAACATAATTAGATTTCAAATAATTCTTAGCATTTTCTTTCCCTGCTAAAAGCTTTTGTAGTGAGTCTTGCAATAATGCTATTTTTTGATTTTGTTGGTCATATAAATTATTTTCTTCAGTTATTGCATTTTGGAGAGATTTATTGTCACCTAGATTTTTATAATCACTTATTTTTTGCTTTGTGATATCTATAGTGTCATTTAATTTCTTTTGCTTGCCATTTACATCATTTATAACATCATCGTATTTATTAAGTTCGATGGAATCTGTAGTATAGTCTGTAGAATCGCTCCCACCACTACCCTTACTTTTTCCACTTCCACCTTCGGGAGTAAATCCTCCTTCACCAACATTAGGTAAATCTATTCCATCGCCTCCGCCGCCATATATAGCATCAACTTGTACTTTTATACTATTTAGGTCTATTAAATTAGATGAAGCTCTTACACCCTCGGCAACTGCCCAAGACCCCATGCTATTTAATGTAGCTTTTTCTTCTGGAGTAATAGTTCCTGCTTTTTCTTTAGCTATTAAGTCATCCATACTAGCACCAGCCGAACTATGTAAGCTATTTAGAGCGTTCATTTCTTGTTGGTAGAAAGAAATACGTTTCATTACTTCCCGATATGTCATACTAGTTACACCGACCTGTATCTCAGCGTCCTCCTTTGCAGCAGCCAATTTTACTGCCACTAATTGATTTACGGTTGCCCCTTCAGTTCCTAACATTTGGACTTCTTTACCAATTAAATCTGTGTTCTTAATAGTCACATTTCCATGTTCATCCGTAACAGTTATTAAACCTGCTACTTGACCTTTTAATTGTTGTGCTAATTCTGACATTCTTTGTTTCTGTTCTGCACTCTTATTTTCAACATCATTAAGTTTTATATATTCATCATATAATCCAATAATTTGTTGCTTATTATCTAACTCAGCCTTTGCCTTTTCTTTTATAGACCCAATAATTTTATTATTAGCTAGTAAGGTTTCAGCTTGAGATACAGCTTGTATTTTTCCAGTTGTTTCGTCGAATACTATACCTACATCTTTAAGAACTTTTTCCTGTTCTTTAATTGCTTTGGTGATGTTATCGTAATTAGATTGTGCTGTTTGTACATTAGTAATCAAACTGATATTAGAAGGGTTTTTGCTTAACTCACTCATACCACTATCTAAAACTTTCTTTGCTTCAGCTTGAGCTTTTATATTGTCTTGTAAATCCTTTTGAGCTTTTTCTATGTTAGATGAAGAATTTTTAATGCCTTCTGCATTGTTTGTTTTCATTGATTCGCTTAAATTTTTATAACTTGCACTTAAACTTTCTACAGCTTCTTTATCTTTATATTGTTGATATATTAATGTACCGAATACTGCTGTAAGTGCTGTAACTGCTAAAATAACAGGGTTGAACTCTAATAAAGTTAATGTCGCCAGACCTTCTGTTCTTAGCAATTGCATAAAGGCAATAACCTCACCAATAGCATATTTAAGAGAACCAAAATTCTTTATGGCAATTAATATCCCCACATATGAAGCTGTAAGTCCTGTATTATCTACAATTAATACTTCGGTTAATTTTACAATCTCTGTTAAATCTTTAATAGCTGTATTCATTCCGTTTGAACTCAACATAGACATGTACAGTTTTTCTGTTGTGGACTTTAATTCATTCAATGAACCTTGAACTGAATCTAAATGTTGTTTATATTTTTCATTTAAGGTATTGGTTGCATTTATAGTGGAATTATAATTTTCTTGTAGCCTATCCTGATTTAACATTAAAGCATTGAATAATTCCATTGCGTTTTTTCCTGCAATTAAATTACCCACTTGGGATTTTGTAACATCATCCCATTTATTGTACTGTGCCATTACAGACCTTAATATATCCTCTGAACTCTTAAATTCTCTTGAATTATTTCTAATTGCTACTCCATGCTTATTCAATACGCCTTCAAGTTTAGATAATTCTGCACCACCATCTTTAGTAACTTTTTGCATATTCTCTAACATACTTCTATAGTTTCTAGCAATAGATTCTGGTGCTTGTTTAGAGCGTTCTTGGATTGTAGCAAGTGAAGCCAACATAAAGTCCATAGACATCCCTGTTTGCTGTGCAACTCCTGCCATATAGGTAGCACTTGTTAGCAATGTTTTAGAACTTGTTGCAGTAGCTGAATCAAGATAAGCTACTTTATTAGCAAACTTATCAACACCATCTGCATTTAAATTATAAGCATTAGATAATTTTATCAAGTTATCTGCAGTATCTTCATTTGTGTCATTAGATATTCTAGCCAATTTTATATTTGTTTGAACAAGTTGATTTGTTTCATCAACAGATTTCCCTGCCCTAAGATATTCTTCTTCAGCACTTACAACCTCACCTGTTGTAGTTTTCATAGCAATTGCAGTCTGATTCCAAGCTGTGGCATACCCTTGTATTTCTTCCCTACTCTTTCCTGTAATCATAGCGATATCTGTAATTTGGCTATCTAAAGTTGTCATAAAACTACAAGCAGTTTTTAATTCATTTATTGCCCCCATAACCAATGTTGTAGCTCCATACCACTTTAGAAAGAACGTTCCTATATCTTTTACACTTGAACCTAGTGTTTTAAAGCTACTACTTGAACTCTCTGTATCCTTTTGTATATTTTTTAAACCTTGTGAAATCTTATCTAAATCACCCTGAGTCTGTCCTATTTTTATATTTATTACATTCTGACTTGAGATTCGTTGTAAATCTTTTAGTAAAGTTCCAAACTCATTTTTAACTTGGCTTACTTTAGCTTGATCCAAAGTAACTCCTATTCCAAAAGCCATATAATCACATCCTTTGTTGATTTTTCTTTAACATTTGCATTGCAATATAAATAAAAAAAGGTAGTAAACTTAGTTAAAGCGTCCCTTAACTGTTCACTACCTCAAATTTAAATAAATCTTTGTATTCTTCTTTTGTATTCATTTCGGTTATAGTATCCTCAATAAATTTTACAGGAAGTCTCTCATGAAAATAATCCACTCCACCATTCCAGTTTTGATGCTTCCATCCATAATTAAGGAAATTAGGAACTAATTTCTCAGGTTGACCAGTTACAACACTTGTATGATTCAATTTGGTTGTATCAAAGTAAGCCTTACCCTCTGTAGCAGTATTATCTGAAGTAATACTATCTTTTAGATTATTAGTCCTAATGTATTTTTTAGGTGTATAAGAATTATACAAATCTTGTTGTACCTTTTCTTTTAATACCTTCTCCGTTTCTTTTGTAGCTAAAGCAACTTCTTTTTCTAACTCTAACATTAAATATTTTTCAAACTCTAATTCACTATTATTCAACTGAATCAACTTCTAACTTAATATCATTTTCTATAGCAAAATCCTTAATTTTATCTTCCATAGAAATTAATTTCTTTGCAGTTGTAAACATAGTTTTTATATGATCCATAAGTAAATCTACGTAATTAGCAAATTGTAGAGATGGTACTTTACACATCTTTTCAAATTCTTCTTTCTCTATAGTCATGTCCACATTTGATAAAACTGGTATTAACTTAAACAAAAATAGAATATTATCTTTTGCATCTATATTTTCTTCTTTTATCATTTTTTCTATATTATCTTTATCTAGGTTATAAAACTCTAGTTCTTTACCTTCGAGTCTCTTTTCAACCTTTTTAAACATACCCTCTAAAAATGTAAACTTTGTTACCGCCTTAAAATCTTTAATATCAATTCTGTTTTCCATAATATAATTCTCCTTTTATTTTAAATTTATTTTCTAGAATACACCTTTAACAGTAATATTCTTTGCTAAGTTAATGTTATGTCTTCATTACAAATCGCAGTTACACTATAAATCGCCCCGGCTGTAGAGCCTGCCTTTATAGAAATACCTGTACTGTCATTGGTCTCAACCACTGTTTTTCTTGTTTCTGCAACTGTTTGCGGCGTAAAGCTATATGCAAATGTCCTTCCAGTTACTTCTACCCCATTATCATACACTTTTGCAGTACATTTCTTAGTGTAACCACACGTATTCGTATATGTTCCATCACTTTGAGTTAATTGTAATGTGATCCCATTGGTAATTGTTTCAGATGGAAGATTAGTATTATTTGCTGCAGCAATTTCATTAACCTTATCATCTAAGTTACTGAACTCTGTTTTCTTACAATACAAGTGCCTTAATCCTAAACTTTCCGTACTGAACGCAGTTACAATCCATTTAGCACCCATTTTAATAAATGTATCATTGTATGTGATTTTTTGAGTAATGTCATTATCCTGTACTGTTAACTTAATATTACCATCAACTACAGAAAAGTTTTGATTTGTCTGTACTCCTTGATTTCCACAATCAATAATACAAGGAATCTCTTGCAAAACTCCATCTATGTATTTTTTAAAACTTTGCTCTACTTTTCTAATTCTAGCTTTAAAAATTCTACTATCATCCGAATTATTGTTACTTACTTGAGATATAACAAACCAGTTGTTGAATTGATGTTCTATAATACTACCAGTTACAACCATAAATTTTGTTATCATAATTTTATCATCATAATATTGTATCTTATAATCAACTTCTTCGAATAAAGCTCTACATGAGTTTCCATTTAAATTGAAAGATTCACCTTTCTCATAAAGTAAAAAGTCTATCATAGCGTTTATTACTAATTTCTGCATCATAATACCGCCTGTTGCCTTATCAATTCATATAACCATACTTCTTGATAATCAGAGTATGTATTTATTTTTAAGATTTTAAAAATCATGTTTTCAATTTTAATATAACTATATATGTCAATTAATTTTTCTATATAGTCCGTAATTACACGTTTGTTAACATAAAACTTGTAACTTTCAATTTCAATTAAATTATCAAATTCTTGTACTTCTCCATCGATATCCTTTAGTTTTATTCCTTGTGGGTCATTCCCTAAAATCTGTATTTTCATAAAATCCTCCTATTACATTGATATAATACAGGGTAAAGGTAAAGTGTCCTTGATAGATTGAGGAATGCCGGCTTCAAAGCTAAAAGATTTTATACCTTCAGATTTATTTTTCATTCCCACGGTCTTCTGATTTCTGCAATAGTACATAGCCAATTCTGCAGTCTGGTTTATTAAAGTTGCCTTTGTATAATCATCTTCACTTAAAACAGAATGCTTTTTTATTGCATTTTTAGCTTTTTCAATATAATTATCCAAAATAATATCACTTGGAACATTAACATTTCCATCTTCCAATAATGCTATTAATAATGTTTTTATATCCATGTTGTTCACCCCTTTGAAAGATTAGGGTACTTGAATAAACAAGTACCCTATTATGTATTTACTTAAGATTGTAATTTATATTTAAATTCTACTAATGGTAGGTTCTTAACTTCTTTCTTTCTTGTCCATCTTGCACCTACTTCAAGGTCACTTGCTAATGGGAATGACATATTTGCAGGTTCACTCCATTCTATTCCTAATGGATGTAGTACAAATTGCCTTCTAGTAATCCATTGTTGTTGTCCCATTCCTATTCTTGGATCTCTATAGATTTCATCCTCTATTATTCCAGCACCACTGCATACATAACCAAATACACCTTCGCCATACATGTAAATGGATGTTATACCAGTTTCAGGATCATATGGGATAGCATCATCAACAAGAACTCCACATAAAAGTGGCTTAAACTGCTGAATAGTTCCAGTACCATCGGTTAATGGAATTGTAGCTATTTGGTCTAATGCTAAAAATTCTCTATACGCCTGTGAGTGCATAGCAACTGCCGTTATCTTGTCATGTGCATCACCTAACATAAATTTAGCTTTTAATATAGATACAAGTGAAAAGTTTGCTGCACCACCTGTCGCGCCACTTATATCTAGTCTATTTGTAGTCATGTTAGCAGAAGCAAACACACCTTTACAAGTTGAAATTATTGTTTTATTAAATTGAGTACTCCACCAATCACTTACCCTTGTAGCTATATCATCCATGTAGTTGTGTCCTGACAATAAACTTGCTAATTGGTTTTCCCCCCATGAGTTCATTAATATCTGTCTTCTAGCTGTATCTGTTGTAGTTGTCATATTATTAATTGTCACAGGTGTGTCCTGAGAAGGAATTTGTGCATCTCCAGACAATGGTTTTGTAAAAGGCATAGTTATTGTTTTACCACCTGCTTCAGCACCAACTGCAAGTAAATTTGATAACTGAGGATTAGGAGTTATAATACCACTCCTGAAAAATGCATTCTTCTCTACTGCTTGTTCCATTGTGTATTGAGAAAATTGACTAGGAATAACTACGTCTGCTAATTTAATTATTGAATCTGCCATAATATATCACCTTTAACCTTTCTTATTGTAAATTATTTTTATTAATATTTATATTTGAAGTTAAAGAGTCTATTTTTATATTTATTAACTCTATAACTTTATTAAAAGCTAGTTCATAATCTGTATTTTTCCCATTGCAGATTATGGTTTGATTTATTAATTCTTGTAATTCTTCTTTTAATTGTTTTAACTCTTCCAATGTGTACACCTCTATCTATTTATTTGACTTTTATATTGTGTTGCTAAAGTTGGATTATTTCTTTCAAGTTCCATTTGCTGAGTTAAGCTAAAAGTTTCTTTTGCGTAAGGATTTATAATGGTGTTAGAATTAAAATTCTTTTTAGGTGTATATGAACCTTCTGAAAGAATTTGTGTTCTAACAACTCTAGAATAATCTGCTAAAGATTTTTCTAAAGTTGTTAGATTGTTCATAGTTATTTCTTCATCTGAACCTATGAAATATTCCAAAATATCATTTGGTATGTTCTTTTCTTTAGCTATTTTTGAAGCTTTAACTAATAAAGATTCTCTGGCCTTTTCCTTTTCTAATTCTTCAAACTTTTGTTTTAACTCTTGTATTTCTAAATCTTTAGGATCTTGAGGATTTCTTTTCTTAATCTCTTCCTCAACCAACTTACTAAGATTATTTTGTTTAAAAGTCTCTATGCCTTTACTAACCTTACTATCTGTATAAGATTGTAAATAACCTTTACCATCCTCTTGTGTTTCAAGGTAGTTTTTAACCCCATCAAGTGTTATTTTATTTAACCCTTGTAAGTAGTTTTTAACCTCTTCATTGCCTTGATTAGCATTGATAAATTCCTGTACTTGTTGTAAATTTAAATCCATATGTCCTCCTTGCCCTTAATAGTCTTTTAATCCTATTAAGTTCATATATTTTAGTAATTTATTCTTTAACGTCTGCAAATCCCGAAAAAGACAATAAAAAAAGACATTATTAGATGTCTAAACTATCTCCCAGTAACAATTGCAATTTGCATGAGCTGGAATTAAAGGCTTATCGTTTATAGGATATATCTCTCCTGACTGTCCCGCACAATAACTACAAGTGTTTTGACATAATTCTGCACACCACATAACCTCTGTTATTCCAAAATCACTAAATACTTCATCTTGAGCTGTAGTAAAGATTCTTGTAGATTCTGTATCTAATAATCTTTTGCCTAATCCATTTAAAGTATCAAATGTTTTGTTAACATCAATAATTGTTTTATCTAATGGTTTTGAATTACTTAAATAATCATTGATTATCTTATATATTTTATTTAACACTAATGCTGTATTGTCAATAACTCTCTTATCTAAATTCTTATCATAGAATTTTGATTGGATAATTTTATTAATTTGTTCCTCTGTAAAATCTCTCTTATTTACGCTAATATCTTTATACAGCTTTAATAAATTAAAATTACTACTATATGTATTGTTAAAATTATTCATTAAGGATGCTATAATAATTTTGCTTTGAGATTCTTCAGCTTGCTTTTTAATTTTAACTAAGTTTCTTTCAATCTCTTTCATTATCACCATTCTTTGTAATTTAAAATTGCTTGAAGAATACTTAATATATTGGCTACTTAATAATGCTAATATTATTGGTAGAATTTTTTTACATTCTTCCTCTAACTTTTTATTATCATTAGTAGTATAGTTTATTTGCCGTTGCTTCAATTCTTTAATTTTATTATTAATTATATTATCCATTTACTGCAGCATCTCCATTATTATTACTCATATAATCATTTGGTAATGTAATTCCATACTTCTTCTCAAATTCAATCTGCTGTATTTGTTCTTGTTCTCTTTTAGCAATCTCCACCGTAGGGGAATTATCCAGTGGTAATAAAGATATTAGAGTTTCATCACTTAATAATTCTTTTAGCTGAGAACAAACATTTGCCATGATCGTCCATGATTTAGGTATATTCGGAGTTATCTTCGCAGAAATATCCTTCCAATTTCGTTGAATACCATCTTTAATATTAAGATATTTAAATAAGAATCTTATTCTTTGTCTTATAACATCCTGGATTGTGGCAGATAATAAACCACATCTAAATGTTAAATCTTGCATCCTAGTAATCATCTGTTCTCCAGAAGTATTACTTGTTGGAGCTTCTTGTAAATTTATATGTCCTGCAAGTTCATACATATCTTGTTTGCAATTATTACGCACATTTTGTAGGAAAGTATCATTGATAGTTTTCTCTAATTTATCAATTTTAGCTTCACCATTTAAAAACATAATACTATTTTGATTAATGTTTTTTACCATAGCTTCATTTTTAGGGTCTGTTGGATCAATGCCATAAATAAGCAGATAGAAAAATCTTAAATCACTAAGTAAATTCGCCTGGTCACTATTACAAACATTGTATTCATCTTGAAGGTTTTTGATTTTATCATAAATTGTCTTATCTATTGAACCAAAACCTAACGGTATCTCTCCAAATATATTAGGTTGAGATGGTGCAATCTCATTAAACTGACTATCTAAATAATAAATACTGTCTGGTGTATAAATATCTATATACTTTTTCTTTTCAAACATTTTACTGTATTCTCTAAAAAATAATATAGGCTTGTTATATTGGTCTACCATTAAATAAGATTCGCTGGGATTTAATATTAAAGAATTAAAATCTTTAGTAATTTCATCTATATAGTAAAGTTCATATACATCACCATATACACCAAGAGTATTACATAGGTCAATATCATGTTTCTTTTCCCAATGGATTAATGAATATTCTATTTCATTAATAACTTTATTATCATTAGATATCGAAGTGTAATTTACTGGATTTGCTATGGTGTAGCTCGTTTCATTGTCCACGAACTTCCCTATAAAATTCCTTTTGGAACGAAAGTTTGCCCTATCATTAATCTTTGTATAATTATAATCAATATCATGAATACCATCATAATATTGTTTCATTTTTATATAATCCATTTTTCTGTTAGAAAATTCCATATAATATCTTTTTAATAAGTCTATATTTAAAGTTTCATCTACTTTTATATTAGTATCATCTAAAATTTTTGTAGTCATTAAACCATTGGTCATTACCAATTGTTCGTCTCTTAAAATATCCACGTTCTACCTCCTTTTAACAATTCCATCCTATTTGAGTTTTATCCACTACATGAATGCTTCCCCGGTGTACTTCTATTTCACTTAACCTTTGTACTACATCAGATACGACATCAGGGAAATCATCAAATACACTAAACTCCCCACAGTAATCATGTAACTGTTCTATTGCTTCAGTATCTTCTTGATTAAATATTATTTGCCCGAGGTTACATGCCCCAACTATTGTATTAATACGATCTAGCTTGTTTTTAGTTCTATGTTCATTAATAAATTCAATGTCACGACTTGATAGATCTTTATCTCTACTGATTAATTCTTTTAATTTAATAACGTCAGCACCCGAATATACGTTTTTTTCTATAGATACGTGACTAATAGATTTATATTTATGCAATAAAAAAAGAGTATGTTCAATGTAATCTTCATACTCAAAGTCCAAGACTTCACCCTTACGGATAAATATTAAATTATTATCTGTAACACTACCTAAAGCAAACGCATAATAATCCTTCTTCTTTCCTTTTCTCTGTGTTCCTGCTGGATCAATAGATAAACAAGTCTTTATAAAATTCTGATTCTCAATATATTCTTCTGATTTAGTTACTATAGTTTTAAATCTTTTTTCACCAACTTGGGATAAGTCTCCTTGTACTTCTTGCATAAATGCAACTCTATCTTCATAGTAACTTAATGCATAATCTAAACAATTCCAATATTCTTCCCATAATAAAGGGAATTGCATCTCTGATTCATGCTGAAAATAAAACTCCTTAGCATAATCAAGCCTGTTATCATTCTTAGTATCAGATAAGAGTTTATAAAATTCTTCCCATAATCCGCTATGTAAATATTCATCTACATTATCAATTAATACACCTTTTTCATGCCTTGTTTTCCATGTTGGAGAAGCTTTTAGTCTATTATAGAAACATGATTCATGCTGCACTGTTCCAACTGCTAGCATAGTAGAATTTGACTTCTGCATAGCATTTTTAGCATCCTCATTGAATGTTTTCCATTTCTTATCACGTTGTTCCTCTGTTTTTACCTGTTCATTAGATTGGTAATCATCACAGATTAGAAGTTCTATTCTTATGGTATTATAGTTTTTACCTCTTAATGTTGATGATGCACTAATTGATTGAATCATAGTTCCGTTTGTAAATTCTATCTTCTCAGTATTACAAATAAATCTTTTACTATCTATCATTTTATCAAAAGATTTTTCTATTCTTTTATTCCCATCTACAGCATTTTTTATAGTTTTTAGAAATGCTTCGGCCGTATCTCCTATTGCACTAGCTATTACAGTAAATCTCTTGTATTTATAACAATGACACCATATAGCTAAGGGTGTAGAAATACATGTTGTTTTTCCGAATCCTCTAGGAAAGATATAATTTCTGTTATTATAATCTTTTTTTAATATCATATTTTGGAGTTCTACCCATATATCTTTATGTGTTTTACTAAGTGAAGATTTATCATCGCCACAATATAATTCATTTAAGAAGAACATACAAAAGAACTCTAAATTATGTTTACCAAGTTCCCAAGCAAGTCCATGATAACCAAATAAGTTTTTATGATTTAATAATAATTCTTTCACTCTAATTCCAGATTCTTTTACTGAGTATCCATGTTCTATTAAATCTTTTTCAAGATATTCTTTTAATAATTTTAAGCTGTTTACTTCTTCCTGTTGTTCTAATCTCAATTCATTATTTTTAATTTAAATCACCTCATTTAACTCATGCTAGACGCTTTATACCTTACTGTGTAACCTGAGTAATTATAATTTGCCCACAAATAGTTTGCAGATTGAAAATAAGTTCCACCTATTCCGATTGTATTTTCTTTGTTATGTATTTTATTAAAGGATTTTTCCAACTCCTCCATTATGAGGAATGGTCTATATCCACTGTCCGTTCTCCATAAATTGTTATGGCATAGCACATTTATAGTTATATATCCTTTTTTAAAATATAGGTTCCCATCATTGCTGAAGTCTTCTAAAATAATAGAAATAATAGTTTTTTCTTGTTCTTTTAATTGGTCTTCGTTAGGTATGTAGTTAAATGGATATATTTTTTTTGAGATTAGATTTAATCTATCTTCTTGAGATAATGGATCGTGGGATAGTGGAGTTGAATCGTTATATGCTATTAGGTTGCAAATATTATCATTCTCTAATATGTACGTCATTGTTTTATTTACATAGTCATTTAATTCTTGAAATGCACTCATAAAAATCTCCTCTATATATTAATGTGGTTATTTTCAAATTTAAGTATCTCGGCTTTTAAAAATTATAAAAAATTCTGTATACGTAGCTGTGGCGACCTTTTTGTCAAGTCGAATTTAGAATACGGGGGTGGTTATTTTTCGACATAAAAAAGAAGGTATTTATTTACTACCTTCCTCATATTCTTTTACTAGCTTGTAGAATGTTGTTTTCTTTAAATCTAGGATCTTCATAACATCCACTGCTTTGATGCTATCTGATTTCCACATCTTATAATATTTATCCCATTGTTTAGGATACTCAATAGCCTTACGTCCTTTGTATTTACCTTCTTCTTTTGCTACTGCAATACCCTCCATTTGACGTTCTTTAATATAATCTCTTTCTAATTGTGCTACAGCTCCGAATACTGTAAGCATAAACATTCCAGTTGGAGTTCTTGTATCTATTGCTTCTTTAAGCGATACAAATATAACACCTTTATTATTTAACTGTTCTACAAGGTTTAGTAAATCCTTTGTGTTACGTGCAAATCTACTAATACTATCTACTATAAGCTTATCACCATTTTTAAGAGTTGCCATTAAGTTATTTAATACTGGTCTATCTGTTACATTCTTCCCACTAGCTTTCTCAATGTATACATTCTCTAAAGGCATATTGTGTTCCTTCGCCTTTACTTCTTGACGAATTGTATTCTGTTCCTTTGAACTGACTCTAATATAGAAGTATGTTTTCATATAACCACCTCATTAATTAACTTTATATACTAATTATACCAAAACGTTCACTTGAAGTCAATTTATTTAACGAACGTTTTTGATATATTTTTAGTACGGGTTTAAGCCATTTATAAGGTGGTTAGTTCGAGTATGTTTGTTGTACACTCTAAATGAACATTATAATAAACGAATTAATTATTATTTTATTTGTTAATCACATTTATATAATTAGTTATAGTATACTAATAATAATAGATATGCCATTACATTGCTTGATCTTCATCAGCTTCTTGGTCTTCTAATACACCTTCACCATATAGTCGTCCTAGTGCGTTACTATCAGTATTCTCAGTAGTAGTGTCATTAGTCTCTATCTTATTAGTTGGAGTACCTAAGGATCTATTAATCCAATACTCTAAAGCCTTCTCTCTAGTACGTACATCAGTATCACTATTGATTATTTCCCATAATTTGGACATTGCAGTCTCTAACTTAACGTCAAAACCCTTATGTGCTTGGTGTCTAATATATGATGTCCGTTTTTGCCACTCCTTAATAAATTCACTATCAATTTTCCATCTAGCAAATTGTCTTGGAGATATTCCAACCAGTTTCGCAATTTCAGTATCATTTTTCTGATCCTCAATCAAATATTCAATAGCATCTAATTTTCTTTTATCTAACAACTAAATCACCTCCTTATTATTGTCCTATTGTCAATCTAATGTCACATTAAAGGTTAGATTAAATTTTATTACATTAATTTTTCAACGCAAAAAGAGCCATATTTCAGACTCTTTCTTATATTAATCACCTAAGGCAAAAATCCCTATATTCTTTTCAATTGAAGCTGCAAAAAATCCTATTAAGTTCTCGGCAAATTCTTTTATTTCTTTCTCATCCTTATATTCATTCTTTAAAAATTCACCTATTTCAATTAAATCTGCAATCTCATCTCGATTTAGAGATCTATGTGTTAAATAAGGATCAAAATCTAATAAAAATAGACATTTAGGGAGATTACGCTCTCTTGTTTTTATTAAATACTCATAAATTTTTTCATTAAAACTTAAAGCTTCAGTTTGAAAACAAATCTCTTTGAAATTATTTGTCATGTAAAAAGTAACAGCCATTTTTTCACTCCTTATTGTATAGGATATGCAGTAATAACAAACCCATCTTCACTCAAGACGACCTTTAGTTTGTCACATGGATTTCCATTCATATCAGTTCCAATAGGTTCCTGATATGTCTTTTCAAATATATATCCATCCCGCGGTTTTCCTGTTTTGGGATCTATTGAATTAGGTCTTACTTCTGTGTTATTGGTTCCTTTTAATGCATCATCTATACCCTTTTTAATATCAAAATCCCTATTAAATTTACTCTTATTAGGAAATTGCGAATCTGGCCCGTGTTGTCCTACAATATGACTATCATACCAATTATCAGGCAAGGTATAGTCTTTAGCCGCATCGTAAGCCTCTTGTTCTAGAGTAATCGCTGATTGAGTTGTTTGGTTATTTTCTACTTCTATATTAATTATACTATCTTGTGTTTTAACTTGCCACCAATTTTCAGATTGTGAAATTGTTCCTGCTATTTTACTAGCTAGAGTATTTATTGTATCTTGTAGCGTTTGAGTTACTGTATTACCAGTAGTTGAAGTAGTACCCGTCCAATTATTTGCACCAGTGCTGATAGTCCCATCAGGATTCAACTTACCTAATTTTAAATCAGAAACAGTATTAGGAAAAGCAGTCCTCGACGCACCAACAGGAATATTATAAGTACCAGCAGTATTATCAATAGCACCACTAGAAGGAGTTATAACCAAATCCTGAGTACCATCATAACTAGGAATAGATTTAGTAGGATAAGAACATATTCCATCGACACCTTTCAAAGAATTTAAAGAAACAGTTGCAGAAACATCAAAATTAGTAACCTTATAAGTATAAACGTTGGTACCATTATTCAAACCAACACCAAAACAACCGCCAGAAGAAGGGTCCGACATATTCCAACCAACAGTAAAATAATTATACTGATCAATATAAGTAATGAAAGATGCAGGTAAAAGAGTATAATATCGCGTACTAACAACCAAAGAACCATTCTTATAAGTACTAAGATAAAAATGTGACCAACCTGAGCCACTAACGGTAATATTATCCCCTGAGTAATAAGAAGTTGCCGCAGTATTTTTAAGAGTTTGGGCATAGCTTTTAACACCATTAACAAAATCTTTAGACACTGTAATAATTCCAGATTGTGTAACTGCTATTTGCTTATTTATAGTATCTTTATTAGCATTATAATAATCCTCTACAACGTTCTTACCCTGTATAGTACCGTACACAATACCAGAACCAACTAAAACAACACCAACTGCAAATTTAGCCTGAGGAGGTAAAGATTGATACATTCCAGCAATTTGAGGAGAAGGAGTAAGTGCAATAGTATCTGCTTTTACAGTACAAGTTTTAGCAGAGAAAATTAAAATAAATACTAAAAATAAGGATATAATTCTAAATTTAATTCTCATAAAACACCTCTATATTGTATGATTAGTCAAAAGTTAACCTTGTCCAACGTCTATTTTATACAATATAGACAATATTTACAATATAAATTACAATACAAATTAATATATAAATAAGCAAATGATGAAATAAATGTAAATTTATTATTAGTAAAATTCAAACTGTTTTTAAATTAATCTTTTTGCGTCTATTATACTACTCTAAATTATATTAATATTAGCTATTCTTTCAGACGTTTCTCATATTCAATTTAGTCTATCACCTCTTATTTAATTAACCTACAATTCTTATATATGTTTATTTCTTTCTAATTGATCTATGATTGTTTTTGAATTTTTACCCAACACAAATAAAGATAAGTAATATAATATTATCCTATCTTTTTCAGTTAATTTTTCTAACTTATCTTTCAATATATCTCTTTCTTCTTCCGTTAAACCTGCATCATGAATACTGAATTTAACACCAAAATTAGCTCCTATATGTTGTAATGTTAGGTTAACTATCTCTTCAAATTCTTTAAAAGAAAGCTCTTGAGATACCTCATATGTTTTTAGATACTCTTCAAACTCTTTCTCTGTTTTAAATATTAAACTATTATCCATATTAATAAATTCCACCTTATCTTTTATTTTCTTAAATCTCATCCCTCATTAATAGAACGCATTTTAAAGCGTTTATTTTATCCAAATGATGAATTATATTGTCTGTGTAAAAGATTTGATTCTACGTACTATTATGCGACCATTTTAAACCATTTTCACGACATATAATTATTGACACTTACACCTCATGGAATGCTACAGTATATTCATACATTTAAGTCTAGGGGATGGTTAAAACTTTCACCGTCCAAATCTTCATATTTATATGACTCGCCAAAATTGGAGAGTCTATATTAGTTCTTTGAAACATTGGTGCAATATCTCCTTGAGTTTTTTGGTCAGTAAGATTATCTGACTCACCATTACCCACTTTACCGGATACAAGCAATTAGTTGAACTTACTGCTGTTTCATTATCTTCTCAAATATGCTGCAGTACTCTGGCTCAGATATATATTCAGCTACTTCTTCTGCTGTTTCCATATAACGATCTACCCATACCCACATGCCACCAACCCAATAAATTGCAGATAAAACACGCTTATTTATGTTCTTATTTATGTTCTTATTTGTGTTAATTACCTCATATAAGTTACTATGATTACTAAGGAATAATACTGTATCAATAGTTCCTCCACCCATAGATTCAATAAGTTCTAATACCTCTTCCTTGGAACAGGCTTCTATTTTAAGCTTCGTATTGTTAAATTCTAATTTAATATACTTAATCTCTTTTTTACTAAAAGTTATCATAAACTCCTCCTGTATTTTTACAATAAAAAAGAGATACAATTTATGTACCTCTTAGTATTCTATTCCTGCTAAAGATAATTCAAATCCTGTAAATCCATGTTCATCTTCAACATATTCAACACAAATTTTCTTTTCTCTTTCATTGAGTCTTATATAATTTATATTATCAAGTCCTACCAAATCTGTTATATTTCCAGTTTCAATGTCTTTGATCCTTAAACACTCATCTTCATCGGAATATAGTAAAATTGCCCATATACCCTTGATTTGATTCCAACTATTACATACTTTGTGCATAAAGTTATTATTAATTGGTTTAGCTTCAGGCTCATATTCATTTACAAAAATAATATTCTCTTTCACTAGGTCAATTTCAAACTTTTCTCCAGCAGACTGAATTTCTAACGTGCCACTCAATTTGTTATAAGAAAGATATTCTACATTATCATCTAGCCCAATCTCAAATCCTTCTCCCATTAAGCGGCCATCTATTACATATAAATTTTCTGCGTTTGTTCTATTAATTATATCTACCACGTACTTTTCTTCTGAACTTGCAACATGGTTTAATACACATTCATCTTCATTATTTAAACACCCTATAATAAAGTTAGTATAGTTTTCTATTGTTACTCCTGGTACATAATTAACCGTTATTTTTCTGTAATCATACTGATTACTATATATATAGAAAGTATATCCTCTGTCTTTCTTGTATCTTAAATTAATATAGCACACTTCTACTTTTGCACCTTGTAGTTTTTCAGATAGTTCAGCACCTATTTTAGTACCTATTTCTACTTGTAATTGTTTTTGATTTTTCATAACTATTAACTCCCCTTTATATATTTTATTTTTTCTTTACTTTGTATTATTTCATAGCAACACGGTTGAGATGTTTTTATATCACCTCAACCTTGCAGGAAGTGTTATTCCCTTCCTTATACCTCATGGAATGCTACAGTATATTCGTACATTTATGTCTGGAGGACGGTTGATTCGAACAACTTTAGAATATACAAGACTTTACCGATTAAAGACAAAATCACACAAAAATGTCTTTTGGAAAATAACCAATCAGCGCCTAAGCACTGAAATCAATCATCTAAATATAATAGATAACTCTTTTCATTGTTTAGAAGGAATGGACTTTTCGTCCACCCCATATATTAATAAAATTAATATCCTCTCTGATTTCTTCTTTCATTTGCTTTCTCTAAAGCATATTTAGCCTTTTCAAGTGCTTTTTCTCTTCTAAGATCAATGTCCTCTAGTTCCTCTCTTTTCGCACAATATGTCCCTGTACATTCATATCCCCACTTTGTAACTATAGTGCATACTGTAGTTTTTTCTCCTAGCTCTGCAAAGTCTACAACTTTAAAATTCTCCATTTTTAATAATCCTCACTTTCACTTTTTATAATTATTTTTATCTAATATTTTCGATACAAAATTGATGAATTTCTTCAAGCTTCCGAACCGGCAAATCTCTCATATCCCTCATAAAATATGATATTGTAGTGTCACTTAAATCAAATTTCTTAGCTATAAAGCATTGTTTGATTCCCAGTCCATTCATCAGCTCTTTTAATTCATTTCTTACAACTTCATTGGTCACTGTTGCCCCTCCTTTTTAAATTTATATTACGTGAATTTATTTCCAAAAATTTTTAATGTTTATCTTGAATCTATAAATCATCTTACGATATAATTGGTTATTTATTTTTCAAAAACGATATGTTCTTCCATAGTGCGTAAAGTGATAAACATTCTTAACGCTTGATATATCAACGTCTAACGCCACTTTTTTCATTTCATTTTTTACGAAAAAGCCACGAAAAATTTTGTAAAATGTCAAAGAAAAATAATGAAATTTTACAATTGTTAATTTTTCTAAATGTGGAAAGTGAAGATAAAGACATATTGAAAATTCATGATACAACAGTTAGTACATAAATGAACCGCTATAAGTCTGTAGAAACTGTATATAGGTAATTTTATTCTCTCGAATACATTATTTTATTGTTATATGACAAAAATACTTGTAAAACATACATGGGAGAGATTTTATGATTATTGATTACAATATATATGATTTGCAAGAATATATTAAGGAAAAAGAGAGAAAAAATAATTGTAAATTTTATAGTTCAAAAAAATCTTATTATACATCGCAATTTTCATGGGATGTTATCTATGAAGATTATCTTTTCTATAATCAATCACAAATAGAGGTTTTAGATTCTAAAGCTAAAAGAAAAGTAATAGAAGAATTACTTACCCCAACTATTTCAATTGGTTTATGTGAAGATAGATATGGTTATAATTGTAGACCGATACCGCTTACAATGAAATCTCTTGTTAAATGGCAGTTAGCAAAAAGGCAGATAAGTCAAGATCGTTGTATGCTGACTGGTTTTAAACTCGAGGATTTTATTAAAGATAATAATGAGTTTTCTGATGACGATACGTTATCTTTAAGTCAGAATAAGAAATTGAAACTTGGTTATGACCATTTTATACCATTATTTACAGGTCATGTAGGAACTGTTCTTGGAAACTACTACCCAGTACTTCAATTACATAATGAAAAAAAGCATAAACGAAATCCATTTGATTGGTATGAAAGAAAGTTATACGATAATGGTTTGCATCTTTTTCCCCAAAACATCACAGACAAACTATTTGCATTAAAAAAACAAGGTCTAGGTATACCTGAAGATTATTGGGTTAGATTACTTATGTTCAATGCCAAATGTTTTGGGCTTACTTTAGATGAATATAGACATTTTGTGTACTGGTGCTTTGATAACCAAAGAGATCTAAAGGACATTATAAATGATGATGACAAAAGTTCTCTCGAATTATTCCATGAAAGGAAGAAATTTTATACAAAAAATGTATATCCTAATTCGTATATTAGTAATCAAGTTAGATGTTTTACAAAGGAATACTATGATAAAATTTCACAAAGAATTGAAAGAGGAATATCAAAAATTTAAATAATTACAAAATATAACATAATATATAGTAATTTTTAATTATAGTTATCTATTATGTTGTTTAAACAAATATTAATGTTTCAACTATCTCTACTGATTTATTTTTAGATTTTCTCTCCCTATCCTTTACTTTTCTAACCTCAGCACTACATTCTTTGCACATAGTTTGTCTATTCCCTTTTCTTAGAACTTCCTTATTGCATTTGCTACAGAATATATGGCCTGACTTTGGCTTCTTAGCTTTAATCTTTGCCTTCAAATTGTTCCTTATATTAGCAAGAATAATATCTCCTAATACATTGAATAAAAAACCTTTTTTACATTCTGGATTTGATTTATAAATATGTTTTATTATCATATCAGTAGCATCTATTACATTAATATTTTTGCTTTTGCAGAACTCTTCTAACTCAGAATACAAACTATCGTAAACTAAGAGAGCTATTCTCTCCTTACTAAGTTCCTCATCATTACCTGCAACACTAGAAAAGTTCGATATGTACATAAAGTATTTTTGCATTTCTTCCTGAAGCTCTTTATACTTTTCAATTACCTCTTGAATAATCTCGATTTTGATATTATTCATTAACATATTTTTATTAAACTTACCAACATCGTCAAAATCATAATCTAATTGAGGTATCCCCTCTATTTTGTTACAGATTCTATTTACTGTACTACTATTTATTGCTTCTACTTGATCCTCATCTTTGTCTTTTGCAAATTGGAAGAAATACGGCAACTTGATTTTATTAAGCTGATTAAGTTTGCTTTGTACTTCATCACTTACTTCTACCATTTCAAGAGTTTTCGCTGCATCAATAGAAAAGTTATTCATACAGGCTATGATTTTGGCCAAATTAAGTCTATCTTTTGATTCTTCCTCCGTAAAATCTATCTCCCTGCCCTCAGCATCATATTCCCTTTGATTCCACAGAGTTGTTAGTTTATTAGAATACTCACCAATATTCCCATATTCAAAAGCTTTGATTAAGGATTCATAAATATTTTTAGAATTTATTTCTTTCGGCTCTGCCTTACCCATCTCGTAGTAAAGAGGTAATAAACCTTCTACATTCTCTTCAGCAAGCCTTATAAGGTTCTTGTCACCACAAACCAAACTGGTGTCTCCATCGTTGTCGAAGGACAGAATCTTTGATATTAAATCTTTGCAAGAAGTGTAAATTCCATCAGTAATAAACCACTCTTTCATATCTTCACTTGTAACATTATCCCTAACGCAATGTTCATTTTTATAAAGATGAGGGCTTCTATTTACAAGCAATTTAGGATACTTTTTTGTGTCAAACAGCTTACAATACACTTGCTGATCTTCTAGTAAACCAGTGACCTTATCCTCACCTAAAAACACATATTGCATCCATGCTACCACATCAGGAATAATAAATGTATATTTTGCATCAACCTTAAATTTACCATACTTTGCATCCTTCTTTTTCTTATTGAGAGCTTCAGATAACTCGTTCTTTATATGCTTGTCTTGCAGTAATTCAGGATATAGTAATACTGCTTGTTGGAGATAGTTCATATTCGCATTTTTCTTTGTAGCTCCTAAAAGCTGCAGCATTGTATTTTTATCTGTATAAGCTTTTGTTATAAAGTTATGAACTGGTCTAGTGAATTTTTCTATAATCTCATCATCTATTTTTTCCAATGTCTGAAACATTTGATAGTTAAAATTAGCATTTTTAAAATCATCTTTTTCTTCATTGCATTTGTTAGCCCTACAATTATATTTTATAAATTTATCTTTATAATCCTCCCAGCTCAAATAGTACTTGTACATCTTAAATTGGCTTTTAAAAAATACTATTTTAATATTATCCTCTTTCAAGTCCCATTCCTTGCCGTATATATCCTTGACTTTATAATTACTATCATTATATTTATCACACCATGATATAAAATCTACAGGAGTAAGTAACCCCTTTACCCAAGGAAGTCTAACCATAAAATTCTTTTGTGATAACTCTGGTAATATCCAACCACAACCATCGGAATGTGTTATAGTAACATCTTTTACCTCTTCCTTTGCTGCATCAGCTAATAGCCAATACTCTTCTTTTTTAACGTGAAAAGTACCATCTTCATTCTTAAATTTTATTTGCTTTGTTTCTCTTGTTTTAGAGATATAATCTACTTTTGCATCCTTTATTGTAGTTTCAAAATCATCAAGAACAACACATTGGTCTATATCGAATCCTACCCATTCATCTGTTGCACTAGCTGTTAGAGCTAAATATGCCAAGAATTTATTAATATTGCACCCTTTTTCATTGCTATTATTTATATCATCTATAGTAAGTCCACACATAAGAGTAAACTGGTATTTATTCCATACAATTTCCTTTATAAACTGCATTTTCTTGCAACGAATTTGTCCGGCACTGGCTGTAAAAGGAATGTACTTCTCACCCTTATACATAAATCCATTTTCAATTAGTTGTTTAAATATTGAATAGTGATAAACTCTAAGAGTTATCAAGTCTTCGCTTAATTTGTTATCTTCAAGCCCTAATGTTCTCATTAGAAAAGAATCAAATACCGAAATCACATTGTATTTACTAACTTTATCTAATCCTCTTACTTCTGTATTCTTTCTTATAAGTTCATTAAACTCCTTCTTCCATTGCTTTACACTAGCACAATAGCCTATATCCTTGTTTATTTGGTTAGTTTGTCCACTTTTAGTTGTTGTAATTACTAGTTCAGTTTTAGAATAATCTCCATCCACTTTTCTCATCAATTTCTTAAATGCATTGTCTTTGATAAGCTGCTTGTTGGCTTCCACTATCTTGTTTATATATTTTTTAATATATCCCCTATTACTACTTTCTTTTAACTGCTGCTGTAAATCTAATACATCGTTGAAATGGTACTTGGATTTTTCAAGTAATTCTTCTGTAACTTTAGTTCTCTTATTCTCTTTAATGACGGTATTATTTCTTTTGATTTTATATAGTAAATTTGCAATATGTACATCTTCAATTTCATGACCTTCTCTATAGGCTCTCAACCCTGTGGGAGCTTCTACAAAAGTTATTTTCTCATTGTATATATCATCTAGGACATTTAATAAAGTAAATTCCTTTAGTGCTTGGATCACACTTTCCATTCCTTTTATTTTTTTATTTAATGTTTGTTCTTCTTTTGTTAAGAAAGCATTAGTGTCTACTGAGTATATTTTTATTTGTTTATTTAACATATAATTCCTCCATTTTTTATTCGATTTATCTATTAACTTATAAAGATATAGTTGTGAAATAATGAGTTGTACTATGTTGTGTTCTGGCGACAGTCGCCATCACACAAAGTACAACTACAATTATTCACTTGCCTTTTGCAAACGTTGCAAAAGAACTGTTATGTTATTTCTGATTTTTTTACTATTTAATATATAAATATCTTATAAATCAATGATTCCCCATGCGTAAGCAAGCAAACACTTCTCCGACCATCGGGAGGAAAGTGTGCGGTAGTAACTTCAAATTTTTCTTTTAAGGGTAATACCATCTAAGCCCTTGGTATGACTGGGTTTGTATTTTATTTTGCGAAGTGCCATGTGACAATCTAAAAACTAACTATGCAACTGCATTAACAAGAATATTTTTATCATCTATACAATCTAACCAATTAGTAAGTAACGTTCTCATCCTAGAAGAAGGTATGTAAATATTAATAGGTTCATTGTTCCTTATAGCACTTCTCCATATCCATTGAACTAATTCAGATAATGCCCATAACTCTTGGTCTATTTCGATATCTAAATCCTTAAAGTAGCTATACTCATACGTTGGTAAGAATCTGTTGCACAAATAAGCTAAATTTTTCTTATGGGCATATTCATTTGTAGCTCTTGCGTTAACCTGTATAAATCCATTAGAATATCCTTTTCCCTTTAAATTGCTTTTATTATCTTTATAAGTTGTCCACATATTAAATTCGGACTTTCCTTTAATGATATGTCTAAAATAGTTTTCCACATGATTTTTTAACTGCACAACCTTATTTTTATTCTTAGAATTTTCAAAATAACTAACACTAAAATCATTCCAACTATCACCTATGCTATTGAGTTTTCCATCATAGATATTTATCAATTCTTTAAAACATCTTATTCTTTTGTATTCATTCTCTTTATCATAATTTACTAAAGTGTATTTCTCATCAACTTCTTCAACTTGTTTATATCTATACTCTAGATGATGCATATCGAAGTAGTACTTCTGTATCTGTCCATCAAATAAATAAGTTAATATGTATACTTGTTTAAAATACTTAAATATCTCCGCTGGAAACTGCCACACGAAGAATGCTATTTTTTCAGTATCCTTACTTTTATGTTTATATAACTGACCTGCTAAAGCATATTCTTTAAACCAGTTGAAGCTGCCTATATAGTTATCTTTCAACCAACTTACTTTACCATTACTGTCATCAACACTTACCGAATTAGTTTGCAATAACATTTCATAATCTGCTTTTGATAATGTCTTTATTTCTATAACGTCCATTACTTCATCTAGTATTAAAGTATAGTTATGTTTTTTAAGATACTCTAATATTTTGTTATCTGAACCTCTAAAAAGTGAATGTGTAGCTACGATATCTAATCCATTTTTAACAAAATTATAAAAATCATGCTTCTTTGACCCCTGTTCATTCTTATTTGTTGGTTCATATAAATGTCTTATGCCCTCTAGTAATTCTTTAACACGTTCAATTTCGTTCAGAAATGGTGTTATATACATATACTTATCATGTCTGTTCTTCATTTTCTCAATAGCCCAAGTAGTCTTCCCACTTCCCATAATACTGTCAACTATCGTTACGTTTTCTTTACTAATATCATTTGTAGTAAAATATTTTTCCATTTGACTTCCTCCTGCCTTCAATCTATTTTTTAAGTTTAGTTTAGTAGATTGATTCATGAGGTGTCAAAGAAACTAATGATAGGAAGCTATAAACAATAGCATAATTATCACTCCTTATTGTTTTTTCTCATTTTATACCTTTAATATTTATTTTAATTGTAGTTTCAGTATTTCATGCATTATACTCCCCATTGTTCTTTTAAATGATTTAACACAAACATATCCTCATTTGTCCCACTTTTATCGGGGTGAAAAATCTTTGCTAATTCCTTGTAGAACTTTTTATATATTGTCTTATCTTTATCACTTATTCGTGGTGTTAATAATTCAGTAAATTCTTCAGACCATTTTTTTGATTCTGATTCATGTATTTCTTCTACTTCTTCATTTCTTTTTAATGCTTGATCTGCAAATTTTAGACATTCACTTAGCACAAAATTCTTTTCTTCTTGAATTAATGTCTTTGCATTATTAATATAATAAACCATAATATCGCCATGGTCTGAAACATTAATATCTTTAAACCATGTTGCACCATATTCTTCAGGATTAATTTTTGTTTTAGTTTTACCTTTGCAAAAGTAAATGTTATACATTAACATAGAAATTCCAAAATCGTCTTGTATAATTACCTCTTTAAATTCCACAGACATATCATCTTTGTATTTCTTATTCATTAATTTATTTTCTTTAAGTTCTCTAATTTTCACTTCTTGTTGCTTAATCTTTTCTTGTAATTCATTATATTCTGACATAGCTCTATCCAAATTATCTGTATCTTTAGCATCATCTATAAGCCTATATGTAACATCTTCAAATTCTGCATCTATAATTGTATTACTATATGTTTTGTGTATTTCTATAGCCTTCTTATGTTCGTTTTTAACGTGCTTAATTGTCTGCTGTAATTGTCTAGTAGATATATTCTCTATATCATTATTTTCTATAAATTCTTTTCTATTTTCTTTAGGAATTTTTGTTAGTATAAATAATTTTTCTATTCCCAAATTTAAAGTCGCCTTACAATTTGCAGCCCCAAATTCTACATAAACTTTCATAAATTTGTTTGCAGTTTGTTGTGTAAAATCAATTGTTTTCTCTAAATATGTACCAAATGACCCATGTCCTAATGTTTTTTTAATCTGAATAAGTCTTTTGCCAATTTCCATGATATTTAATACTGTTTCTTCCTTAAGATGTAATATTTCTGTTGTAAGTTCTTCAATTTGATTTTCATTCAATTTGATTTCATTTTGATCTACCATAATATCCCCCTGTATTAATTTATTTGAAACTATCTAAAAAATCTTTTATTTTTTGTAGAACTGATTGACTTAATAATCTATTACCATTAGCAAACATACTTAAACTATTTCTACTTAGGTTTATTTGTTTACCGATAAAAGCATAAGAAGTCCCATATTTATTTCTATGCCCCACTAGTTGTTGTCTTATCTCTTCATTATTAACTTCCATAGTATTATGCCCTCCTCCTTTAACGGTTTGTAACTAAAAAAATATAATAGTACCTATTATTATCATATACACGAAAGATAACATTTTTGCAAACCATTGGTATCACTGGGCTGGCAGGGTGTCGAAAAATTTTTACCTTGCAAAACCTTATTTTTTTATTAGATTTATCATATACGGAACCAATTTAGTTTTTGCAAACCGTTGATATTACTACGATTAAAGTATATATTTTTTAACAAACGTGAAATCATTACTTCTTTCCATATGAAAACTTTTTACTACTATTACTATATACGAGAAAGATAGGAACTTTGTAAATCATTGATATTACTGAGCTTAAGCCCCTATTATTTTAAAAAACGTGAAAATTAACATTTAACATCTTATAAGCTAAAAAATATATAATAGTATATCCATCTACAATCCTAACATCTCTGACGGTCGGTATTTCGACCGTGACAATCATCATTTTGACCGACCTCCCCAAAATTAGGAAAGTCAATTTTAGATCTCTATGTCATCAAGGCAAAATTACATTAATGATTTTTACATATTTTAGGATTAACTCTTCGACACAATCGATTTTTTTGTTTAGATGAAACTTTTCACTCTGTCGATATATCTAAGTTTTCTTCAAAAGCCAAAATTTCCGAAATTGTAATATATCTAGGTTTTTCGCAAGCGTCCAATTTTGGCTAGTTATAAATCTTTCAGTCTCATAAATATCTTCAACAATAGATAAATTCAGTACTTTGGTCAACGAGCGATTTTTTTCGCCCGTTAAATTTTTCTATACTTTCTCTTATCCTTTTCAATACATCTTTATGATTTTTACCAATCAATTCTGCTAACTCATGACTATATACATATGTCTTTCCATTTTCGTTGATTGCCCCCCACATACTCAAAGACTAAGGCTTATAGAGAGTTAGTGATTGAACTAGTTTCGGTAATAATAAGAGAGGATTTGGTTGAAGAAAATGAAAACTCAAGAAACTATTAACAACTAATTTTGAAAGACTTAAGAATAATCTGGTTAAGTAAGGTATTTATTCAGTATGAGAAGTTATCTGGAGTCTATCATGGAGGAGCAAGACCACAAAATGTCGTTTTTAAGACACAAGAAGATATCGCTAAAGAGGTGGGTGTTGATGTTAGAACTATTCAAAGACTAAAAAACTTCAAACTTTATCACTAGAACTTCACGCACTTATAGAAGATGGAGTAGTTAACTATACTACTCCATTAAACGTATAAAGTAAAAAAACAATAAATTATAATATCAAAAAAGAATGCACTAAAAACTATATAAAATATGATTAAATTATGATTAACATGTCAAATCCCCTCTGATAAGATACATGAAGATTAATTAAAACATCGGTTTAAAATTGCATGACATATCTAGTTTTTTACAAGAGCGCAATTTTGCGCCCTTGTAAATCTTTCAATTATAAGCCTTAAAGAATCCATACCATCAACATTTCCTTTCTCCTATTTTCTTATCAGTTTCATAAACATCCTAAACCATAGTAAAATCAGTACTTTGAGTAACGGGCTTGAACTCAAGCTCGTTAAATTCATTCATTATTATTCTTATGGAAGACATTGTGTTTTTATTTTCTTTCCCTATTAACTTTACAACTTTATAAAAATCTTAAATCATAGTAAAATCAACATATCTACTGATCTCGTTTTTTTCCCCGAGTACGGAACAAAATTGTGCTGTCAAAATCATCATTTTTATCGATCTCGGTAAAAATCCTAAGTCGAGATTAGTGCTTTATGAGGATGGCGCAAAATTGCGCTGTCCTATTTTATCTACTAAAGTTCTTATAGCTCTCCCGTAGTTGTACTCAATTGAACGCAACTGGACAATCCTAAATTTTTAGTTCCTACAGTAGCTTGTCTTACTATATCTTTAATACTTTAGAGAAAGTGTTTCCGTTCATGCTATATCCATTCTTAGTATAAAATCTTTTTCTCGCTTCACTGTCTGTATCTGAGCTCAAACCACCACTACATCCATATATTTTCTCAATATGGTACAGTTCAATATCATCTTCTTCATCCTTAGTTTCTTTATTAAACTTATCAATTCTTCTATTTAGTTCAGGGATTATATTCTCTTCTAGCCACTTTAGGGCAGATGTGCCTATGCCTAATCTTTTATTTTTTGTTCTTATATCAATTGCCTTTATTTCAATGCTTGGATGGAAATCAATTATATCAACACCTAATTGCATAAACCCCTTACCCGAATAATAATCTTTTTTATCATGAAATTTACCATAGAATATATCTATTTCGAGATATTTAACTTTAGTAATTTTTTGTTTGCCCAAGTCACACAATAAACAAAAAAGCTCCTTATTTTTATTAAGTCCGAATTTCACTAGACTTTCGCCAGAAATAGGTATTTCCTTATTCTCTATATAACATTTAATATCTTCTATAACATCATTATATTGTGAAATTCTCAAACTATATAGAGTAATATCCTCAACAATTTTATTAAATTTAATTATGCTTTCTTGGCATAATGTATCAAGTTCTTTAATATCTCTATAATTAGTTAAATAACCAATTGAACCTTCATCTAATTTTTCTGTAAGTCTCCATGGAATCGAATCAAAATCCATATTAATATTCAATATTTCACTTAGTTTTGTGCAATTTAGAAGCTCACTTTTTAGACCATTATTTAGTCGATATAAATCTGACTTTTGCCTATCACCATCTTTTATTAGGTTACTAATATTCTGTAAAAATTTTTCATTCCTTACTTTTGTTATTTTATTATTGATTAGATATCCTATAATGCCCATTTCATCTACCTCTCTTCTCGAGTTATAATACTAAAATATATTCAAAACTGGGAATTATAGAATATCCATAAGAACAATACTATTGTAATAAATGACCATAAATTTCATTGTATTCGTAGGTACCTGATTCTATCGGATTACTATATCCTTCTATAAACTGCTTTTCAAGCTCCTCATTCCAACTCAAAAAAGTATTTAAACAGCCTTCCACAGCTTCATTGTAACTATAATCAAATCCAAGAATATTTTTTCTAAACTCTTCATTGTTGTTTATAGATTCCAGTAGTTCTTCTATCCCTTTGGGACTTAATTTTAATGTAACTGTACAATTGCGATTCTTCATCCGTAAATTCCCCCATATACTGAAATTAATTATATGCATTACTTAAGAAATGAGTTCCCACTTCTCACTGTATTCTAATTCTTCACAAATTTCATCATATCCTAAAATCTTCTTTACCCACTTGACCTTCCCCTCGGCAACATTAAGAATGTTTGTCCCACACAACTCAGGAACTACTTCACAAGCCCAGCTTATATCGTCTAAGTTAGCAATACTGTAGCCTATTCCCGTATTTTGTGCTTCCTCTTTAGACATCGTTAAAAATACCAGGTTTTCTATTTGGTTATTTCTTACCCTTTCTTCTACTAAAACCTTATAAATTGTAGCCTCATCCTTTGGTACTCCTAATAAATCTTGGTTTGTTATCATACGTACTCTCCCCCATTGCTTTTTATTTTCTTATTCTAACTTTTAAGTACGACTTATCCGTATTTAGAGTCTGTTTAGCTTCCACAAACTTATCCATTTGTTCATGCCTTGATCGAATTAATTACCTTATATTTTTATTATACGTTTTTCGTATCACGTGTCAATACTATTTTCGTATATATTATTTTATTTTCGTATCATTCGTGGTATATTATTTACAGGAGGTGATATTTTGATAAAAATGAAATTGCATTTAAGAATGGCTGAGAGGAAGTTATCACAAAGAGAATTATCTCAGTTAACTGGAATAAGGCAACCAACTATTTCTGCCTATTGCAACGATACATTTATTATGATTCCAAAAGAGCATCTAGATATTTTCTGTAAGTTTTTTAAATGTAGAATAGAAGACTTAATTGAGTGTATCGATGAGGAAAAGGTATAGGAATAGAATCCTGCTACCTTTTTAGCATGGAATTATTTGGATTGAGATAAAATGCATAGATAATATAAATTTTCATATATTATGACTGTTATATTACAATAAAGAAGGTGGTTATATATGAATAAGATTAGTATTAGTATGTTGCAAGAATTGTTTTCAAAATTACCAAATTACAATGAGGAAACTATTAAAATATCCATCGTTGTTAATTTTTTAAAATTAGCTGGATTTAAAGAAGAATCTTTATGCTACGAGTATCCAACCTTTAGCAATAAAAGAAGGGTTGATATTACCGTTTATGTTGATAAAAATGTTGTCTTATTTGTTGAAGTGAAGAACGGTCTCAACAAATTAACTTTAGACGACCAAACACAACTCGCAAATTATATGAATGACAAAAATATATCTTGGGGTATCCTTACCAACGGTAGATGCTATATTTTAATGAATAATAATATTAACGGAAATTCTTCACAGAAAGAAGTTCTTAGATACTATTTAATTGAACCTTCCAAACATAAATTAAACAACTATCCTTATTACAAAAAATGGAATGATAATAACCTTAACTATTTTTCTTTTAACTCTCTATTTGAAACAAGGGTTACAAACTACTATAAACATTGGATAGAGTTAAAAAATTACATAGAATCTTATGCTTCACCCAATAATAAATTTTCTTGGAGCCAATATAAAAGTGTCTTATACAATTTTTTTGACTATCTATCAAAAGAATATCAGAATTATGATTTAACGACATTCATCAGACCATATCATTTTAATCAATTTTTATTGCACGATATAAATGAGAAAAAAAATAGTAAGACCCGTTGCCCTAATAGTAAAGATACAATTATTAGTAAGTATGCTTATATAAAAGCACTATGCGAAATGTTAAAAGCCACAAAACAAATTCCTAACAATCCTTTTGAAAAAATATCAATGGAGGAAATGTTTAAAGATTTTACTTTTGAAAACAGTTGTAAAGACTTTAGTCCTCTAAAAGAAGAAGAAATTCAGGCTCTATTAGATTCTTATGATAATACACGATACTCTCAAAGAAATAAACTTATATTACTTCTATTCATATATTTAGGATTGGACATTCAGAAAGTAAAAAATCTGAAAGATTCTGATATCGACTTGAAGAATAAGACAATTTCCGTTAATAATAAGTTTATCCCATTATTTGGAAATATATTTATTCTAATAGAAAACATTATTAACTATAAAAAAACAAATAATATTTTATGTCCTTATTTAATTTATAGTAAATTTAATAAATCATACAATCAATTAGCAGATAGTTATTTTAATAAAATAATTACCCTACAATATAGTAAACTTGAAATATCTAAGACAAGAAATAATAAACTAACAACATCTTTTATTCGATCTTCGTTAATAAGTCAACTATATAATAAAGGTGTACGTATTGAAGAAATAGCAAATTTCATGGATTTATCATTAGAATCAATTAAAGAGTATTTATATTTAAATAATTTAAAACATATTAATTTAAATAATGATATTGTAAAAAAACATCCTTATAAAAATTTTTTATAATAAGTAATAGTTTTTCCAAAAATAAAATTCTATATTTTGAAAACGCTTCAAAAGAGGCCTTTGGGCCTCGTTGTTGCTGTCGCTCTCTAAAAATAAGGCGGCAGCCTTTGATTTTATCCTTTTTCTTTATTTTATTAAAATTTTTTACAGTTACATTCTATGCGTTAGCATTGGAAATCTGGAAATTTTTATTTTTAAATTCCTCTAATACTTTACCAAAGTCTGCTTCTCTAAGTATTATGTTTTTCTACCATCGCTTTCTCCCAAGCTTTTGATTCTTTTTCAATTAACTCAGGATTTTCATATTTATTTAAAATACATCGTACCTTTATAAAAACTCATTCTCGAACCCTTTCGCATTTGATTAAAATCAGTCTTTTATTTTGGATTTATCAATTATTTTTTGTATAGCTTCAAGCCACTCATCCTCTTCTGGAAAGAAAATATCATCATGTTTTAACTCCTCTGCTATGATATATATGACTTGACCAAATCTCAAATCAGGGAACTCATTCTTCCAAAACTCTTCTATCTTATTTAAAAATGGCTTTATTCTATTTATATCTCTCATTCTATCACCTGCTTTTTAATTCTTCTTCTATGATGGTTACTATTTTCTATGCTATTTAGTTTTATTACAACTTATATCCTATAGTAAATTTCGATAGCAATAAAGTCTTTCCTCTGTTATCCATACAAAACCATATCTCCTAAAACAACTCATATTAAGCTTAAACTATTTCCTATCGTCTAATTCTAAAGCCTTTAACCAAACCTCTTTTGGTGCTAGTTTAATTACTGTTTCAATACCAACGTTAGTCATTAGTAAAGCTAACAATTTACTTCCTGTAACTTTATTTCCAAATTTTAACTCTTCCTTATTAAATAAATGAAATCTAACATTTTGTATTCAAAACATTCTATATTTCTAGTCAGACCTGACATAGTAAAGAGATGAACTCTAACTTCTTCGTAGGCTTCACAATAATTTATATAGAGCTAACTACAATGTTTTATCCCACAAAATGCATATCAACTTCATGTCTAATACTTTTTCTATCATCTTCTCTATAATATGTATAATGATATTATAAGAACTGATTACTATTTTAAGACTACAAAATATACAATTAAACCTTAATTTGAATAAATTTCAAAAATTCTTTACCAAAATCTGTTATATACAACATAGCTAACCCTTGTTTACCCATATCATTCCAAGTATTTCCTATAGCTTTAGTATCAACAAGTAACGACTTTGATATTAAGTCACAGATATAAAATTCATACCTACCTTCAATCTCGATAGTAGATAACTTCGGAAATTTTTCCTTAATCCTTTTAGTTATTTCTTCCTTGCAAGATATACTTGTTGTTGTACTTATACAACCGGCAGCACCTTTAGGAATATCCATACTTCCTGATCGTCCAGTATCTTTATATATATTCAAAATCTCAATTTCCATATAGTCAAGTTTATTTACTAGTTCTAGAAATGTTTCTTTGAAATCAGACTCGTAAGGCACTAAAATATTTGATTTTAAAATTTCCTTAAAGATATTAAGTTTATATTCACATCTAGTTTCGGTAACTCGTTTAAGTATTGAAATGTATACATCATTAAATATTTCAGATGTTATAATACTTTCATCAATATTTAATTCCAAATCTTTAATGTATTCTATAAAGCTATTTGTAAAGTCATTCACTCTTTTTTGTACAATTCTACCTCTAATATCAAAACAAAGTTCATTAAAAAGTCCTCCTACATAAGGTATTGCTGCCAATCCAGATTTAAGTACTCCTACTAAAGCTTCTTTTGATTTATCATTCATTATACACTATCCCACCTATACAGATTATTATTTAGACTAATAATTTCTAAGCCTTTTCTATGTTATTCATATTTTATAAGACGCATAATAGTACCAAACTAACGTAAGTTTTGGTATATTGCATCACTGAATACTATTTTTATAAATCAATATAGAAAATACCTAGCATTTAAATGCTTACGAACTACCTACATATAAATATAACTGCACCATTAGCTATATGTGCAGAAATTCTTAAATGGCATCCCAAAATAGGATACCATCTAAAATTAAATTTGATTAATTGTTAACCTATCGCCATTTTAAAGCCTTAGGATTGATTAAATAATATAAGCACTCATTTTATAATTTATTTTAATCTTACATTCCATTATGCGACCAAACCAAGCTATTTTTTAAAATCTTAATATTTAATGAATATGTTAATAGATAAAATATAAACTTTATCACTAGTGTCTAATTATGGATTTAAAATACTATTGACAATAACCTTAAGTAATAATTTTTTATTTATACCATCAGTTATAATCAAAATAACCAGCAACCTTGCTTTAATTTAATTACCCTAACCATAAAAAGCAAGAAAGGTTCTGACTCAGTCTACCTTATTAATTATTCGGGCACGGAGCCAGTATTTTATTAAAATATTATCTGAATCTATTCCCGAGTTCTTCTCTACTATGTACATTCGATTTTACTATTATCTCTTCCATGATATTGAAAAACTGCTTATTAACATGATTTTTAGTTTCCTCATAAACATTAAAAAAATCACTGAAATATTCTTTATTCTTAGTTATGTTGTTAACTATTTCAGCTTGTACTTTTGATACAGTTTGAAAATCTCTCTTTTCTAAAGCACTAGAAATATTTAGAAGAGCTGATTTTATTTTTATTTCATTCCTCACATTAATCCCCTCCAAGAAATATTTTACTTCACTGCACAATTTATGTAAATAATATTTTGTATTTACGAACTAAAAACAAGAGCTTATTAATTTAAGCTCATATTTGATTGGTGGGGATAACTTGTTAATAAAACTACTTTCACCTGCTCCAGCACCTTAAAGTACATCTAATTTATTAAATATTGTATACAAATAAAAAATATAGCTAATAAACAAATAAATAAATCCTCTGAACTACCAGTTTTTATAAGTTTAAGCCCATAATATTTCTTTTTAAATGGGTACAATAAAGGCACACCCATTTTTGTAAAGCTATCTAATATTAAATGACTTATGTAAGCAATGAGCCATATTAAACCGGCATTATAACTAAATATATATACTATTAAACTGCTTGTTAATAAAGCTATAAAGCTATGTGTAATAGTTCTGTGTTCTATACCAAATAACATATCCCAATCTGGTGCTGTAGCTCCTAGTAGGCCTATAAAAGTAATCGGTGAATAATTTGCAATAATTATAGGTAATATTGCTGCAACTGCTACAGCAATATGAGTCTTCTTTGTCATGTGTTCCCCTCCAAAAGCATATTAAAAAAGGCATCCAATGCGTTGGATACCTTAATCATATCTTAGTTATTGATTTTACTAGATTTAAAAATTACAAAATTTCTATGATACTTATTGTATTATGGATTATAACTTTATATTTTTTATTTCTTTTATATCTATATATCTTACTTTTTCTATTTTTTCTCGCCGTTGTTCCCTGCACACTATCCAAAACTCTACTTGTGCTTTTGTCTGTGCAATAGTTTCCAAGACTTCTTTTACTTTATTTTTCTTTGTACGATTATATATATCAACCTCTAATATTATTATTTTGCCCGTTTTTAAGATGAATATACAATCAACTTGATTATTTTTTATTTTATATTCTCTCTGCATGAATTTAACTTGATCTTTTAAAAGTATGCTTGCATCCGTTATTACTAAAGCATGAAATGAAGGTATTTTTTTATGATAGTATGTCTTCTTACCTAATACTGGATGTACTTGCACTTTTAAAAACTTGTTATCTGCAAGTATTTTTAATCTATTAGCTGCTACATCATAGCTCGGGAAAAATAACTCTTGAATTTGTTGTATTGTTGCCCCTTGGTTCAATTCAATAAAATTAATAATATTTATATCCCTATCTGTTAATTTCATTTAGAATATCCAAAATATTATTTATATCATTATTAGTTCTAGATGGTGGGGCAACTTCTTTTGTTTTTTCTATAATCCTATGTTTTATATTTTCTGTAATCATATTGTGGTCTATGGTGTAACTATAGGCTTTTTCCTCCCCTAACGTTCTACATATTATTTCTCTCTCTTGCAATTTAGATGTTTTACCATTACCAAGTATAACTATCGCTGCAGGTTCATCAGCTATTTTTAGGCTTATTCTAGTGCATAGTTGAGCCTTAACATCCGATGGTATAGAATCGTTGGTAGGCTTCTGCAATGCTGTAATTAAAAATACTCCACTACTTCTTCCAACATTAACCACAGTTTTGATGTATTTTAAACATTGTGCTTTAAGTTGCTTTTCTTGCTTAGTGTCCCCCTTAGATATGTTTAAAAAGCTAAATTCTTCTATTACAACATAAATGTATTTTAACTTATTATAAGATACCTTATTGTAATCTTCTATATTGTAATAACCTTTAGTATTATCAATTAAATTTTCTCTTCTATTACATTCTTTATCTATTTTCTTTAAGCTTTCCAAAACCTCCCCTAATGTTTTACTATTAACCTTGACCTGCGAACAATTGTTAAATACTCCTAAATCATTCTTTCTGATTTGCAGTAAGTATATATCAACATTACTACAGTATTTAATTAAGTTACTTAATATAAGCAATAATATCCTACTCTTTCCTGTGCCGGTGTCTCCTCCAATTAGCATGTGTGGAAATTTATTCATATCTACTATAATTGGTTCGGTTAGTCCATCTGCGATTAATAATTTATTAGGTGGCAATTTTATAGGTTCAAAGTCTTTGAATTTAAATTCTTTTACGCAATACATATCTACTATATTATTCTCTGCCTTGAATTGTATAGACTTATATCCTAAACTCTCTTTAAATATACTTGAATCGCTTTCTAATTGGTTTAATGTGTAAGAGTAAGGTAATTCTATTCTTATAATATGACCGTACTCTGTACGCCTTATGGAGTATATTTTAAGAGTTTTATTTAATTTATTGGTAAATCCATCCTTAGAATAAATAATTTGTTTCCATTTCCTTTTTATCTGGATTTTATCTATGTTTTTATAAGTGTAAGTAATACCAGCAAATATTAAAGCCTCCACAATCATTATTTTTTCACCATCTTGCTTGGAAAAACTACTTCACTAACAACCCATAAACCAGTTAGAGTTGCAAACTGAACATAACCATTTGTTACTAAACTTTTAGTAAATACTATAATTAATTTATCTAATGCAAATATATCCATTATTTCTCCACCTCTTTACTAATTTCTAGGTATTTAATGTAAATCTCTAGTGCTTGCTTAATAAAATTACTCTTCTCTTCTTGGTTTATAACAGCTAAATATAATTTCATATCTTTAGAAGTTTTCTTAAAACTTACATCTACTTTAGGCATCATTTCCTCCTAAATTCTTACTTTTTACTATAATATATGAAAGCATTTTTAAAAAATTGCTTGTACACTTAAAAAAATTAACTGTGTGCTTAATATTTTTAAATTAACACTTAAAATATTTTATAAAAAAAAGAAGTGCCTATTCATTTGACACTTCTTCATAAATAATATATTCCATAGACTTATTAACTTTTTTAGCTATTCTGTATAAAATTTCAACACTCGGCTGCACTGCATTTTTTTCATATCTATTATATTGATAAGTAGACATACCCAAAAATTCAGCAAAATCTTTTTGTTTCTTGTACCCCATTTGAAGTCTAATTTCTAATAATTTATTTTTTATAGGCATTTCTTACTCTCTCCAATTGTTTTAAGTCTAATTAATTCTTTAGTTGTATTTTATGCCATCACTTTTTCAGTTTCTGGACAAAATATCCTATTTTTTGCTTAACAAAACTTTGATCTCTTTAAGTTTTTGGTTATAATCATCGCCATAGCTCTGACCAATAAATTTATAGTGAGAATCCGAAATATAACTTATGTTTAATTCTAACAATCCTTTTGCTATAGCTTGTTCTTCAGGAGTACTATTTTGATCCTTTTGTATTAAATCGCAAAATTCAATAAGGTTCTTATTTTCATCCTCTGTTGTCATTGACCAATTATCCGTTTTATGTTGTTGAAGAACTTGCATATATGCTAATGTTCCCTTATAAATTATACTTTTTACATTTTTAGGCGGTAGGCTTGAATAGTAATTGTACCCACCAATTGATATTAACATTAGCACTAATATAATACCTGTAATCATTTTAGTTTTTTTTGTTTTTAAGAAATTTATCGTTTTTATTTTTTGTTCACATTTACCACAAAATAAACTATCATCTTCTATTTCATTTGAACATTTTGGGCAGATCATTTTTATTCCCTCCATATATTATATACTTATTAACATTATACTCCATTAATCAATTTACAAATTAGCTAAAATCTAGTAATCCAGTGCATATTGTGATTGTTTATCATCTAATGAAACAGTCGAACCATCCATATATGTTATATCAATACTCTTAACCTTAACACTTACTATAGTATTATTATACCATGCACATTCCCACACTTGATCTCCTCCATATGTTTGACCTGGATTAATCGGTCCCGTAACCTTGCCCCTAAAACTTGTATCATGTCTAATATCACATTGCTGCGGATCTCCTACAGCATTATATGGTACAACATTAAATACAGTGTATTTTATAACTTTATTGGATGTATTTGTCCAAAGTATGTTTAAATCAACTCCATTTGCTGAATTAGGTCTGCTTGTCCATGCATTTATCAATCTTATAGTATTTTTTACATTATCTATTTCTTTTCGTTTAGCTTGTTCTTCCTCTATACGCTTTTGTTCATCAAGTTTTTTCTGCAAATCTGATTCATACTGAGTTTTTAACTTCTTGGCGGTTTCATTATTTGAATCAATATTTAAAATAGCATCTGTATGAGTAATAGCTGCTTGATAGTCTACTTTACTTGCTAAATCCTTAGCTTGTACTAATTCACTATCTATATATAGTTTACTAGTTTCAGTAATCTTATCTTTTGCTAATGAAAATCTTTTAGTATCATCTGAAATTACTTTTTTAAAACAATTATAAGATGTCAAATAATCTTTTTTATTTAATGCTTCAATCCCATTATTATATTCTTTATAGGAACCTTCCATATTATCACATAACTTTATTTTTGATTCTATATTACTATCTTTTTTGTACTTCAAAGCAGTTTGATAGTACTGTTTTGCTTCACTAAATTTGTCTACTTTATAGTTTTTTTCTGCTTCCGCAACATTAAGATTAAAATTCTTATATTCACTATATTGCTTAAAAGAAAATACACCTACACTGATTACAAAAATACCTATTATAATTCCCCATATGTATTTTTTATTAAATACTTTTTTAGTTTCTGTATCCATTTGATTTTCCGAATTTACTATTTCAGAATTAAATGTAACTATATTTGTTTCAGTTTGAGTATCTCCTTTAAGCTTATTCCCACAATTAGCACAGAACAAATTCTCTTTACTATTTTCTTTTCCACAACTTGGACAAATCATAATAAACATCCCCCCTAAAAGCATTCTACCTTATTTTACATTTTATGTATAGCTTGTAAGTAATATATTAATTATCAATATATAAAGAATAGATATAAGAAGTATATATATTTGTGTATTTTTCGTATACATCCTGATCTATACCTTTGTTAACTTTTGGATGTAAACTATCATTAATACTACTAAGAACTATAATTTACATCCGAAAATCAATAAGGACAATTTTACCTGCTTTAAAGGAATTATACTTGATTTTGACTAATAAAAAAGACTTATAGATTCAAATAAGCCTTAATTGATATTTATTATTTATTTTTAGACACGATTAATAAAACCTACATAATTTTATTCTAAAAAAGTCTGAATTTAATAATCCTACTCTTTTAATTTTTTTCTTAAAAGGTTATACTATAATTAGTTGGTTATTTAGTTTTTAATCTATGTGAACATATCAAAGTTGCAACCTTTGGTGTGTTCTTTTATTTTTATTATCAATCTAATCCTAATAATTTCTTTTCTAAATTATCTAATTCTTCAGTAGTATAACTTCTACCCTCAAAATTATTAAAAGTACTTGATTTCTCTTTATCATATTGTTTCTTTTGCTTCTGCTGCTTTTCTTGATTTTTAGCATTTGCTTCTTCCTGTTGAGCCTTGAATATCTTTTTTAACAAATCTACTAACTCTTTTTTCTTATTCATTATGTAATAGTTAGCTTTATTCAATCCCTGCCGTACCTTTGTAAAGACACAGTTAGGGCTTTCTGACATACGATTAATACAATGACTAATATATTCCCGAGTGAATCCTAATTCGTTTCCTATTTCGCTCTGAGACGCATATACAATCATATAATTGTCCTTCGATTCCTCCGTATTTACTCTACATTCAAAGAAGTCTAGTATCATACTGCATGTACCCCTTATGCCCTTTGAAAGCGATTTTAAGAAGTCTATTTTTATATTTAAAGCATCTGCGTTGGAAAATACCTTTATTGATTTTATAGGCATAAATCTTTCTCTTAATTCTTGTTTCAAATTTTCACTTAACAACATTATTTTCTACCTCCATTCATGGAGATATGCTTTTTAGCTGTAGCCTGTAGTTGTTCCAAAGGGTTAAATTCGTCAAACCCACTAACCAAATCTGAGTTAAATATATTGACATAATTTTTAACCATGTCCAGATCCGAATGACCTAAGATCTTTTGGAGTTTGAACATACAGCCGCCACTGAGAATCCATTTTCTTGCGAATGTGTGTCGCAACTTATGAATACCCGTTCTCATAACACCTCTTTTACGATTGTATCCATTAAGACTATATCCTAATCCCCCCCTAGTACATTTATCTCCAAAAACAGTAACAAATAGGTACTCATCTTTACTTTCTGCTTTCCGATATTGTAAATATTCTACAAGTACTTCCCTTAAAGTTTTGGACATAGGTACAACTTGCTTTCTTCTATTTTTGGTATGAGTGTATGTTATTAAATCATTTTCGAAATCTAAATCTTCTATTTTTACATTTAACAGTGTTCTAACTCTGCAGCCGGTCGCTAAAAAAAAGTTGATAACTACAAAATCTCTATAATTTGCAAATGTACACTTTTTCAAATTAGGTTTCTCTAGTAAAATCTTTAGCTCAGCATCTGTATAGGTCTCAATTATATCTTTATCTACCTTGATATTCTTTATTTTAAATTCATCCATATATCCAAGTTTCATAAAGAAATATAATATTGTACTCATCTTTTTTACATTGCTTTGAATACTTGTATCCTTTTCCTTAGTTTTTTTTCTTAAAAATAGAATAAAATCATCAAGAGTATTTGGATCTATAGTCTTAATTAGTTTTTTAGAATCATAAAACTTATACCACGTAAGATAAACAAATTCTTCATAGGTTTTAATAGTAGTAGGTCTTAAATTTCTAACTTCGCAGTATTTCAAAAACTCATCAAACCCTTCTGCAAAAGTTTTATCTTTAGTTAAGCTATTAATTTTTATCTTTTTTTTCATAAAAAACACCTCACAAAATACTTACATATCCACAATAGAAATTTTAATGGTGACATGTAAGTGTTTTATGAGGTTTTTAATGTTCAGCTATTCTACCCTAACAATTTCAGCATACTCTAATGCACTGT